CAACCAAAGGTCGTATTGTAGCCATTAATTCAAACAGTGGATCCATTACAGTAATTCCATTTAGTTATAATGGATTTAACGGAAGTGATATAAAGCTTACAAACTCTGTAGGATCTAATAGATCTGTATCTGGTGTTGGATACGATTATTCTGTTGGTGCTAGAGTAATGGGTGATAACGCTACCATGGATGCTGAAACTAAATTCGCATTCGGTAGAACTAAATCGGTTAAGATACTATCATCAGGATTCGGTTATGTTGATTATGGAAAGCCAGTAAATGACGATGACAATATTGCATTCTCACTTGGTAAGGGTTGGTTAACTGACGACAGCGATAATGTAATTGCTAAAGGTTGGATATCTAATGATAAACAAGGTGTTACTGAAGGTTACTGGGCTGGAGAGAATAGCCACTTAAGTGGATACATTCAGAAGAGTGTTACTTCAAGCGAAACAATATTACCTAATTCAAACTTTGCGCTTGCGGTAACGGCAGTTGCTGTAGGTACTGATCCTATTGCGTCTGTGGGAGACTTAGCACCGGAATTTAGAAACTGGTTAAGCAGTATAGCATCAGACGGTTTCACGTACGGTGATATTAATATGGACGGCTCAATTACTTCAGCCGATGCATTAGAATTTGTTAAGCTTCCAGCTGGGGCTGCAACTGCAGCATCTGTAGCAAGATGGAACAATATCATTGCTCCTAATATGAAAGGTAGAAGTTGGTATAAACTACAAGAAAATATAATCTGGGTAACAGATGTAGAGACTAACGTATACGATCAAGAATACTATGATTCAGGAGTAAGAGTACAAGATAGTGATTACTTCCAAGAGTATTCATACCAGATTAAATCTTCTATGCCACTTCAGCAATACGAAGAATTATTAAAACAAAACGTTCACTTAGCAGGTAGTAAACTGTTTGGTGACTTTATATTCAAAGCCGAAGTTGCTTCGACAATCAAACCTAGATTCTTAAGAATGTTTAATGATGATGGTTACGGATCGCCGTTTGATATTGCGAATACCGCATTACTCGAAGCATCGGTTACAAACTTTACGGTTGATAGCACATATGTTAGTGCTGACCACGAACCAGTATAATAAATATTTAAAACAAAGATTCTCTTTAGGAAAAGGCCATGACAAAACAAGTAGTTAATTTAGGTGCAAGCGCAAACGATGGGACAGGTGATCCAATACGAATTGCGTTCGATAGAGTAAACGACAACTTTAATGAAGTTTACAACGCATTGGGTAATTCGCAGAATCCAATAGATTTATTTGATAACGCAGGTGCGCTTGATCTGAATGGCAAACCACACAAAGTATCTTTCTACTATGCTACTAAAGCATTAGTCGATGCAGTGTCGCCTTCAACTTATCATGGTGCTATGGCACATGCACACGATACTGGATCTATGTATTATGCACACGGTTCATGGAGAGGATTGCTTTCTGATAACTCTGCTGGTGATATTACAAACTACGTTGACCCGTTAAATCTAATATCATACAAATCCAATGTTACTAACGAAGATAATTCTGCAAATACTGCAAACCTTATTCTTAAGACAGTTGGTGATGGTACTTATACATGGGGACTTCCATCAGCAGATGCAATAACCCTTAATACTCCTACTGATGTTACTATTAGTAATCCAGCGCTAAATCAAGTATTAACTTATAATGGTTCCGCGTGGGTTAACTTAGCAGCACAAGGTGGCGGTGGTGGTGGAGATTATAATAATGCGGCCGTAGATACTCATTTAAATACTGGGTCAGCTAGTAATAATCAAGTATTAGGTTGGACAGGATCTGATTACGATTGGGTTACTGCCGCAAGTGGTTCAACAACTTTACTTGCATTAACTGATGTTGGTTCTGATGGAACTAACGGGCAAGTACTTACTACAGATGGCAGCGGTAACTTTTCGTTTACAACAATAGGCGGCGGTGGTGGTGGAGATTATGCTGATTCTGATGTTAGTGCTCATCTAAATACAAGTGCAGCTTCTGCAGATCAAATTTTAAGTTGGACAGGTTCTGACTTTGCTTGGGTTGCAGATCAAACAGGTGGTGCTTCTACACTTAGTGCTTTAACTGAAGTTGCTCTCGCTGATCTTGATGTCCACGATATGGCATATCCTGCGTCTGCAGTTCATGTTATGACACCTAATGGTTCGTCTGCTTATAGATCAGATTATCATGGAACTACAGATAACCCAACATTGTATGTAAATGCTGGTGAAACTATTGCGTTTGATTTAACAGATGTATCAGCTTCACATCCTTTCCAAATTCAAACAACTGGTGACGTAGCATATAACACTGGTCTAATTCATGTTGCACCTGACGGAACAAAGACAAGTGGTAGTGCCGCAAACGGTAAAACAAGTGGTGTTCTTTATTGGAAAGTCCCAGGTTCAATAAGTGGTGACTATGAATATATTTGTACTGTACATGCAAGTATGAAAGGAACTATTACAATTAAAGATCCTTCTGCATCTGCAGGTGGGGCAGCAAGAGTTACTGAAACTGAAACAACAGCTTCTATCGGTGCAGGAACTACAGGCAATGTTTCTTTTGCCACACTAGGTAAGTCATTCGCAATACAAAAAGTAACTGCTGAAAAAGAATCATGGATACGAATATATTCTGACACTGCTTCAAGAACGGCTGATGCAAGTAGAACTCAAGGAACAGATCCTGCTGATGGCTCTGGTGTTATTGCTGAGTTTATTGCCACTTCAGCTAACACGGTATTTAAAGTTACTCCTGCTATTTACGGTTGGCTTGACGATGGTGAAGCAACGGTTCCAGTAGCAATACAAAATAACACGGCAGGTACAACCACAACATCGGTTACTATTCAAGCATTAAAGATAGAGTCTTAATATATGAGTAAGAAACTTTATAACCTAGTTCTTCAGCCTGGTACTGACGAAGCTGCCTTTATTAGTAATGAAGCAGCAGGCATGGATGTCCACGATAATCTTAATCTATTCGATATGCTTCTATGTATGATGCTTACTGAAGAAGAAGCTGCTACATTAAAAGCTAGTGAAAAAGTTTTTGAAATAGAAGCTGAAAGACAAGTTATAGAAACTTCTTATCCAACAACCACCCCCAGATACGAATCTACTGGTGCTACTTTTAGAACAAGAACATATCCGCCAACGTCTGGTAATGGTAAAAATTATACTGGAATGAATATGTTTTTCACCAGTGAATTTGATCCTGCGTCAGGGTTTGCTGGGTCTTCGGCTGGTTACTTTGGTGATTTCAATTTTGACGATTCAGTTAAATCTAATTTCCTTGGAGAGTATGTTGATATAGTCGCAGTTGAAGCAGGTACTCCAACCTCAGCATATGATGGACATGAAAATCACGTTGACTTTCAAGAATTTGATTCTACGGATTCTAAGTTTGTTAAAATGGATTGGTCTACTTATAATGGATCTGCCTCCGCTGTTGAAAACAACCAAGTAACGAATTCAAGTGGTCCTTTTTGGACTGCACATGCTGCTGGTGTATTAAGCGCGGCTGGTGGTAAATATTGCGGTTGGGGTAAAAAATCAACGTTAAGAGTAATATATTTAAGTAACGGAACTAACACCGCCTATTATTCTGTTCTGCAATGGCATATCTCCAAGGCAGTTAATCCTGCGACTGGTGTTAGGAATGCTACTGTCGTAACAGGAGCTTGGGGTTATACAGGTCTTGAACACGAAGAGTTTTTTAGAATAGATGATATTGCCTCTATGACCGTACAAGGTGGTAGTGTAGTAACTAATAGGCCTGGCGGCGGGTGGGGTACAGACTTAACACCATTTACAAGTAATGGTATTATTCCTAGAGTAATTAACGATCCTGCTGATAGCACAGATAAGTGGATGTTATCTATTCCTTATCAATCAAGATTCTCTTCCTTTGATACTGTTATGAGTACTTTTAATAATTATAATGGAATATATTGCTTTAAGAGTGCAGGTAACAATTCTCACATTGCTGTTAATCCTCTAGATACGGAATGGAATAACTATGTTACACCTGATGGCGGATATAGAGTACTTAATACTTTAGATAGCGAAGGTAAAAATCAATTTACTTCGTCAAGTCAATCAGATAGTAATCAATATGTTTTAAGAACTGCAATTGACGGTGGTCCTGATCAGTTTACAATCGCTGCTTGCCAACAAGATGATACAAATAGATTATTAGATGATTATAGTAATCGAGGGAAGATGATTGACTTTGCTTCTTACGGTGCATATACTTGGACAAGTAACCCGTCGTATACATATTTAGACGGTAAATGGGGATACTTTAGTGGAACAAGTTGTGCTGCACCAGTTGCCGCAGGTTGTGCTACTGTATTCTTAGATCATTGGTTTACACAAAGAGGTGTATATCCATCTCTTGCTCAATTAAAAGCATTAATGATTAAAAACGCAAAGGCTAATCTAATCGGTGAAGATCTAATTGACTTTACGAATATACCAACCGCTGGCGATATATCATCAACTAAATTATATAGCTCAACCGAAGTAAACAGAGTTAAAGACAATGATAATCAAAACGGTGGTGCAGATCTATCGGAATTATATGGAACACCAGCATTAAGAGTTCATATTCCTTGGGGAATTAGAATGGGATCTGGTAAATACATCGCAGGTGGTTCTGAACAAACTGCCGAAGGAAGACGTCCTCTATCGGGTCGAGCGTGGCCAAGAAGCAAGACATCGTTTTCTTCTTGAGTTTTTTGAATAAATAAACTAAAATACAGAAGAGTTAAAGCTGAAACATGGAAATTTTAACAAATAATTTTAATAGCGACATCAATAAGATGTTCGTGACAGACACAGTAGCTAATCAAGATTACTATATGTTTGTGTCTAAGATCGGGTCGTTTACCCCAGTAGACTCTGCTGTCTCTCAAAATGAATTCCTAGAGAATACATTATTTGGTAAAAAGATACACAACGATGATATAAACTACATGATTAAATACTATCCTTGGCAAAGAGGAACAGTATATATTCAGTACGATGATACTATTGATCTTGACGGTCTAAAGTTTTATTCTGTAGTTGGTCCTAACGATAATGATACTGGTGATTACCGAGTATTTAAATGTTTAGCGAATGGAAATGGTTCATCTGCTGAATCACCTCCTACATGGGACGCGGCTAACGTAACTCAAATTTATGAAACTGCTGACGGCTACGTATGGAAATATATGTATCGTCTAACTACTCTACAATTTGAAGGATACAACGCGTTAGGTTATATTCCAATCGACCCAGCTGCTAATGCTAATCCTGCTGAAGTACAAGGTGGTGGAGTTTCTGAAGTTGTAGTTATTAACCCACTTGATAATCAGGGTTACGAGGAAAAGATTGCTGTCCTAGATTTCATTATTGGAAGATCAGGACAAACACAAGGTGACAATAGGCTAATACTTGATCCTACTACATTGGATTGGGCTGAAGGTGTAAGTTATTATGTTGGTCAGTACTGTTATATAACAAATCCAAGTTCAAGTATAACTAATCTATTTAAAGTATTAAGTTATACATTTAATACATCTTCAGGTAATGCTGAGGTTAGAGTTGGTTCAGAGCTTACAAATCCTTCAAGAGGAACTGTTACAGGTATCACTGCTGCAAACCCAGTCGTGGTTACTTCGGTTGGACACGGTCTTGTTGACGGACAACCTATACGGTTTAGTGATGTTGGTGGAATGACTGAACTAAATTATGTTACAGGCAATCCTTATTATGTTAAGACGGTAGATCTTGATTCGTTTGAAGTTTATACGACAGGTATTATGAATCAGGATGGCGTAACATGGGCTACCTCTAATAATAGTAATGGATTAAATGGTTCTGCATTTACTGCTTGGACTGCAGGCGGAACGTATAACGCAGATAAAGATTTACTCGTTGCTGGTGTATTAACAAATGCAACAGTAAAAATATTTCCAAGACTTGATATTGTTGGTGATGGTGTTGGAGCTATCGCAATTCCTAATGTAATAGGCGGACGTATTAAATCAGCTACGATATTAAATAGAGGTTCAGGTTATAACAACTCTATCGCTACTGTAGTTAAGCCATCACAAGGATTTTTAGATGTAGTAGATATTGCAGCGACATGTAGAGTAATACTTGAACCTTCTGGTGGACATGCATATAATTTATTAGAAGAATTCAGATGTAAACATTTTTCATTCTATGCTTATATTACAGCTTCTGATAATACTCACTTAGGTGGAGTTAATACTTATGGTTCTATTGGTATTGTAAGATCTCCTTCCTTTAGAGATGGTCCACTTGCTTCAGCTCCTGGTCCTAACTGGAGAAGTACTTCGGCGTTAGGTTTAAAACCAGAAGTATTTGATAATAGAATCGCAATTGTAACTAATGACCATGTTAGCTTAACTGCAAATAGCACTATCACACAAATTGACGTAGATAACAATGTAACATTTAAAGCTCAAGTACACGAAATTGATGCAACATCCAACACCGTATACCTCGCAGAGTATATGGGCCCGTACCCAAACAGAAAAGTTGTGGGTAATGGCGATACTTCTTTTAATCCTGATTCTGATATTACTTCAGACTCGGGTCAGAAGATCGCAATAAATAATCCAGTAGCTAGTAATGTTACATACTCAGATTATATACAACGAACGGGTGAAGTATACTTCATGGAAGACTTTTTCCCATTAGCACGAACTGAACTTTCTCGAGAAGAATTCAAGTTCGTATTAGAATTTTAAGGAACGTAAGTAAAGATGCCTATTAATAAAAATCTCAACCAAGCGCCGTACTTCGATGACTACGATATTGAGAAGCAATTCTACAAGGTTATGTTTAAGCCTGGGTTTGCTGTGCAGGCTCGTGAGCTTACGCAACTTCAAACTATGCTTCAGAATCAAGTTGAGCAGTTTGGTGATAACGTATTTAAAGAAGGCTCAATTGTAAAAGGATGTAACTTTACAGACTTAGACGATCTTGAGTTTGTTAAAATAAACGACGGTCCATCTGGATTTAATCCAACTGCATATATTAGTAAGACAGTTATAGAACCAATCCTTGGACAAGATGTTGAGCTTGATTATGTATACGAAGTTGTTGGAGCGAGTACAGGACTAAGAGCTACAATTATACAAGCATCAGTTGGATTCCAAACAAGACCACCTGACTTACATACTTTCTATATTAACTATTTGAACACTGGTACTACAGCAACTCAGTTTCAAGCCGGTGAACAACTTACAGTTAATCTTTATAAATTTAAAGTAGGAACAACTTCTAACGCGCTTGCCTCAATACCTGATGTACTGTCTACAACAAACGGATATGCAACAGGTATTAGTGTTTCTGCTGGAGTCTCAACTCCACACGTAGGAAGATCATTTGGTATCGAAGCTTCTCCTGGAATCGTATTTCAGAAAGGACACTTTATCTTCGCTGCTGCACAGAGATTGATTGTTGAAAAATACAGTAAATCTCCTGATGCAAAATCTGTCGGTTATACAGTAACTGAAACACTAGTTAATTCGTTACAAGATGCCACGTTATTCGATAACGCAAACGGATCTAAAAACGAAAACG